ACAGATTTGCGTAGATTAAATTTGGTGAACTGGGGGGTTCACAGCAATTGGGGTATGTTTTCCCAATTTACCCGGGTGAGCCTACTTCCTTCATACTCATGACTAGGCCCAACATCATAGATGTGAGTGCAATCAAGAGTCCACTCCTCAAGTCTGTTTTCCAACAGAACTTGATCAGTAGGCGTAATGTCAAAAGCCTTCCAAAAGCTCACCCGAGTTTGACTGCTAACCTCTTTATTTAGCATATGTTCCGGAAGGTTGGAAAGGGCGGAGGAGAATTCTGCTCGGGCTATCTGCCTAGCGTGAATGAGTAATCCGGATGCAGAAATCGACGAGTCTACGGTTAAATTGACGCCCCTCTTTGACAGCGCGCGCAGCTTGCGGTAGAACACTTGGAGTACTGGTACTCCTCGTGACAACACACCACCGCATACACCAATTGAATGTAAGGTTCGAAGAGCTGATTTCAATGTCTGGAAGTTAACAACTCCACCGGCATCCTTTGCAAGACACTGGTTGACATTGCGTATCATCATGTATCCACCTGCCTCATCCAACCAAACTGGTTGCGCCTGACAAAACTCGACCTCCTCAAGACAATGGGCTGTGGTCCCAATGCTCATATCCATACCGAATCCCCAGAAGAATCCATGGCACGTGTCCCTCACACGTTGCTCATGTTCTGCTTCACAAATTAATACACAATCATCGCCATCATTCATGAATCTCATCTTGAGTCCAGTGAAGGTGCGGTAGCATTTACACATAAGACACATGAGGACGCAATTCCCCAAGGCTGTGTTCATATCCCCACTCATCCTACACCCAGATACTCTGTATCTCAACTCGCCAGCAAAGCCTTCATTGACTAGCTGCATGTTGAGCAACCAACCGAGACGATTTCGGTCGGATCCAGAGAAAAACTTTAAGTACAAACTATGCTCTATCTCAAGAAGTGGGATCGAAACATGCTGGTCAAAGCGGGAGGCGTCGAGTGGAATGCCCACCGGTTTGTTGAAGTCGTTCCACTTCTTCTCAAGAATCATGGCACGTTGTCTCAAATTTCGACCCTTCATGATTGTTGGCTCGCCCAGTATTCCTTCGAGCAGCTCGTCAATGTGTGAGTACAGGACATGCTCTATTGGCCTTATAAACACGCCAACCGCAAGATTATAACGAGCAGTCCTTGGCTGTATGAGTCTAGGTGCCCCATCGAGCTTGGCTTCATG